CTATCAACGACTGCTACCGTACTGTAAATGTTGACTTTAGTGCCCATGACGAGAAAAGCCTAAAAGAGAAATACGACAAACTTGCAGGCTTTATTGACGAGTTGCTTAAGTTCCAAGACTATCTATCGGCTAACTACGAGGCCTTAGAAGAAAGCTTCAAGGAAGCACGAGAAGAGCGTAAGACTGCTAAGAAGGAACGTCTGACATTCACTCAGTTGGTGGGAGATCTTAACGATGCAAAGTGAGCATAAGTGCAACACTTGTTTCTATAAGAGTTTCGACAAAGACAATGACTTTCCTTGCAAAGCCTGTGAGGGCTATAATGCCTATATTAACTATATGGCTTATCAGCCTGTAGACTTCAAGACAATCAGTACATGGGATAACGAAGACGTGTTTGACAAACAAGTGAAACAAGACGTTGTTAACTCACCTAAGCACTACACTGCTGGGAAGTATGAGGTAATTGATGTCATTGAAGATTGGGATCTTAACTTCCGTCTAGCCAATACAATCAAGTATATTGCTCGACATAAACACAAAGGGAAGCCTTTGGAAGATCTCAAGAAAGCTCTCTGGTATCTTCAGAGGGAGATTGATCTGTATGAATTACGAGATCACTCTTGAAGAACTGAAAGAGAAGCTTTCGATGCTCGACGAGATTACACTTATGGAACTACTAGATCTACACAGTGATGAACTTGTCGAGGCATTTGAGGATAAGATAGAAGAAAACCAAGATAAACTAAAGAGGATGCTAAATGACGTTTAAAATGAATGCTTACAACGAGTACATCGCCAAGAGCCGTTACGCACGGTTCCTTGACGATAAAGGCCGTCGTGAGCACTGGAATGAGACTGTATCTCGCTACTTCGACTTCATGACTAAACACCTGAAGAAGAACCACAACTATGAGCTTACTTCTGAGCTTCGTGGTAAGCTTCAGGATGCTGTCACAGCTCTGGATGTGGTTCCCTCTATGCGGGCTATCATGACTGCTGGGGATGCTCTGGAACGTCAGAACATTGCAGGCTATAACTGCTCATACCTGCCCATTGATGATCCTAAAGCCTTTGATGAGGCTATGTACATCCTGCTGTGTGGTACTGGTGTTGGCTTTAGTGTGGAGCAAAAGTATGTCAATAAGCTTCCTGAGATCCCTTCTCAGCTCTTTGAGTCCGAGTCTATGGTTGTCGTTAAAGACTCCAAGGAAGGATGGGCAAAAGCTCTGCGACAAGTTATCGCCTTGCTCTATGCAGGTGAAGTACCTAAGTGGGATGTCAGTTCAGTTCGAGCTGCTGGCACAAGGCTTAAAACCTTTGGTGGACGAGCTTCTGGCCCGGAGCCTCTCGTTGAACTCTTTAAGTATGTGGTCAGCAAGTTCAAAACTGCAACTGGCCGTAAGCTTACAAGCCTTGAGGCACACGACATTCTTTGTAAAATCGGCGAGGTTGTCGTCGTGGGAGGAGTCCGACGCTCTGCCATGATTAGCTTGTCTGACTTGAGCGATGATCGTATGGCTCACGCTAAGGCAGGCAACTGGTGGGACGGTAACGGTCAACGGGCTTTGGCTAACAACAGTGCAGTGTACGATGTACGTCCTGATGTTGGTCAGTTTATGCGTGAGTGGAGTAGCATTTATGAGAGTCATTCGGGAGAGCGCGGAATCTTTAATCGCTATGCTTCAGAACTTCAAGCTGGCAAAAATGGCCGACGCAAGCTCAATCAAGAGTGGGGCACTAACCCTTGCTCTGAAATTATTCTGCGTCCTTATCAATTCTGTAACCTTTCTAGTGTTATTGTTCGCAGCGACGATACTGTGGATCGACTTCGGGATAAGATCGCTATGGCGACTATTCTCGGGACTTTTCAATCGACGCTAACACACTTCCCGTATCTGCGTAAGGTGTGGCAGACAAACACTGAAGAGGAACGTTTGCTTGGCGTATCTATGACGGGTATCCTTGATAATCCGTTATTGAACGATCCTGATAACCCTGACCTTCCTGGTCTTCTTGAGGAGCTTAAAAATGTGGCTGTTTCTGTTAATTCTAAGTACGCTGCTGATATCGGTATCAATCCCTCTGTCGCTATCACAGCAATCAAGCCAGAGGGCACCGTTTCTCAACTTAGTGGTACTGCTTCTGGCATTCACCCTCAACATGCTCGCCATTACATTCGTCGTGTAAGATCTGATAACAAAGATCCTTTGACAGACTTCCTGAAAGCTCAAGGATTCCCTTCGGAGCCTTGCTTTATGAAGCCTGACAGTACGACAGTGTTTAGCTTCCCTATGAAGGTTGCTGATGGTGCTCTGCTTCGTGAGGATTTGGATGCTATTAAGCACCTGCGCCTGTGGTTGATGTTCCAACGTCACTATTGTGAGCACAAGCCTTCTGTGACCATCTCTGTACAAGAACATGAGTGGCCTAAAGTTGGTGCTTGGGTGTGGGAGAACTTTGATGAGATTACAGGTGTGAGCTTCCTGCCAATGGACGGAGGTACTTATCGACAAGCTCCTTATGAGACTATCGACCAAGCTACCTACGATAAACTGGCTGCTGAGATGCCTACGGGCATTAATTGGGAAAACTTTGTGGAGAATACTGATAATGTCGAAGGCGCGCAAACCCTCGCTTGCACAGCAGGCGGATGTGAAATCTGATAAAAACAAGTTTTCTGTAACTTCTCCTTATACTGGTTTTCTTGCTGATCGTACATTTCTTCAGATGAAATTATTTGAGGCAGAAGAGACAGATAAAAACATGTTTGAAAGACTGGGCCGTTATTTAAAATATATGGACTATATTTATACGAAGACATGGCCCTATCAAGAAATAACAAATACGGAATTTAAGAAATAAATGAAAACAGTATACACAAAGGATAACTGTCCGGCTTGTGTATCTTTGAAGGCTTCCCTGGTTAAGTCCGGGGAGGCTTTTCAAGAGATCAAGATTGGTCGGGACATCACACGAGAAGAGTTCATGTCTAAGTTTCCTACGGTGCGTACAGTGCCGTATGTTGTCGATAATGACAAAGGAGAATAATTTGGTTCAAGTGCCTGTCAAGAAAGAGACTGCTAAAGAGAAGCAGACTAACAGTTTGAAGTTGAAGCTGGATGATATGGCAGTTATCAAGCCTAAGACAGACAAACAGAAAGAGTTCTTTGAGGCTTTC